TTTATTTTTTTTTTCACATTTTCCTGTTATTTTACTTCTTCTTAAACCAATTGGACATCTAGGTAAGCCTTTTACATTTTTATAAGTTTTTCGTCTTAATAAATCTTTTTCAGCCTTACTTATTTTACATAATCTACACATTTTTAAAGATTTTTTATAAAGATATCCCCAAGGGCATCTTTTACCTTTCAATAATATAGTAGTAGAAAACTTACTTTTATAAATATCATCTTCAGAAGAACATATAACTTTTTTCGTTTTATTATTATTTATTGATTGTTTAGATGCGCTGCTTAAAGACGATTTTATAGATGATTTAGACGATTTTATAGAAGATTCTGAAGATAAAGGTGATAAAAAATTATCAATATTTAATTTATCCTTTAAATCAGATTTAGGAATAGATAAATTAGTTTTATTATTAAATTGATCGTGTTTTTTTATAGAATTTTCCAAACTACTAATTTTATATGGTTGTAATGTTCCTTCGAAAAATGTTTTACATCCAGTATTAATTTTAAATTGTTCTAAATTATTGGTTGTTACTTCTACAACATATATAGGTATATTATATAATGGTTTTTTAGAAGCGAAAGGATATGGTAAATTTTCTATTGATTTTAGTTCTAATATTAAATTTCTTGGTAATAATGTTTCTTTTTCACCTTTATATTTTGTAGATGTAATCATATCAATAATAGGTATACCTTTTGAAATATTTATTTTATATAAACAGCATGTTGAACCATTCTGTATATTAGAAAATGAGCGTGCTATACCAAAATTTTCGGTTATAGATAAAAAATTATTTACTGATATTTTATCGCCTATATTATTAAAATTTTCGAATGAATTTTTCATTCCACGCCAATAACTTTTTGTATCGTTTTCATTTCTTGGTGCGGCTTCTAAAAATGCTTTATCTATATGATTAATTTTTTCAATAATTGCTTTTTTAGCTAATTCAATTGTAGAACCATAACGTTTATAATATTTAATAAATGTTGGAGTTAAAAAATAACTATCACCAAAACGTAAATAATGATTAATAGGAGCATCCCACTGAAAAGAATAATTTTCTAATGCTTTTAATAATAATTGTTCAAAATATACTTCTTTTTTATGGGGAATATTTTTTTTTGTAACTTTTTTAGATTTATTAAAACTCATTTTAATATCTTTTACACCACGAGTAGTAGTATTTTTATCTTTTAAAAATTGTTTAAATGTTAAATCTTTTTTTAATCCAATAGTTGATAATTCTAAAAATTGTTTATTAATGAATAAATTTTCATCCAATAAATCTATAATATAAATTTTATTTTTATTAAATTTAATATTTTTTAAATTCAAAACAATTTGTTTATTCAAAAAATAACCAATATTTACATAATCTGTTTTTTTTTCATATGTTTCTTTTACCATTAATTGATTATTACTAATTATACATTTGTTTAAAATTGTATTAATTAATGGACTTTCAAAATAACTTTTTTTTAAAGCAAAAAATTCTCTATCTTTTAAAGTAACATTTTTTTCATTAAGTGTAATTATAATATTATCAGGAGACATATTTAACCATTCATTAAATTCATAAGTATCTAATGTTATAGGGTCTTTTACATAATAAAATAAATCTTTTTGTAAATTCATTTTTTTCTTTTGTAACATATTTAAGGTATTTATTACTTCTTTTGATACATTTTTAATACCTAAACGCGAAATCCATAATTCTAAATATTTTATATATTTATTTACTTTATCAATATCTTTTAAATTTGTATTATTTGCTTTTTTTAAAACTGTAAATATATTAAAATTAACAGGCCCCGTAATTTCTTGTTTTTTTAATGACATAAATTATTTATATTATACAAATAATTTATATTATTATATAAAAATAAACAAAATCAAAATGTATCTGGTATTTGATAATTCGGCGCTGGACCGCAATATTTAAATGTATTATCACCAGTTATACTTTCTTGACATTGATAATTATTAGTTGGTTCATTTTCATAAACAAAAAATGTTTTTTCTTTTAAATCTAAATTATTTCTATCCATTTGTAATATTTGCTCATTATGATTATATCTATTTTCATATATTTTATTCATTTGTTTATCATAAAATGAATTAATAAAACCTAGATATTGACCAACTATATTACTTGAAACTTGTGAATTTTCAGGAATATTTTCTAATGATTTTAATTGACTTAATTCATCTATTTTGGGTCCATATTCATTTGCTACGCTTTCTCCATATGTTAATATATTTTCATGTGAAATGCCAAAATAATTATTATTAGAAAAATCATTTTCATTTTCTTGTGTAAATGTTGGATTTGTTATAGATAATTTATTTCCAAAACAATTTAAAAATTCATTTTCTTTAAGCAAATAAGATGAAAATGATTGTTCTGAACCAGGTATAACGTCTTGAAACATAGAATTATTATCTTTTTTTAATTGATAATTTAAAATATTATAACTAATTTCAGTATTAAAATATTTTTTTAATTGATTAACTAAATTTTGTTTATCAGTTTTGTATGTAATAGATAATGGATTTAATTCTTTTAATCTGGAATTAATAGTTTTTATTTCAATACCCTGTAAGCGTTTTGTTTCAATATAACCATTTTCATTTGAAATTCGATTTAAACTCATTTCTAAAATATTTTGATAATCAATTATTTCTTGAACTGTTAAATTTGGATTATCTAAAATGTTTTTAGTTTCAACTAATTCTTTTTTAAATATCATACCTTTTGTATTTGCTATTTTTGTGTCTCGATTATTATTACAAATTTTTTTTATAGAACCATAATTTGGAATATTTGTAAAAAAATCTAACCATGTTTTCCAATCAGTAAAATCAGGATTATTATTATATTTATCTGTATAATCACTCATTGAAGCATCGATGGTTTTACAAGTATTTTGATTTTGTTGTACAAAGCTTATATCTTTATATGTTATTATATTATTATTATACCAAGGACTATCATTGCAGCAAGTATATTCAAAATATGTACCTGTATTTTTACATATATCATCATTACATTTAGGTTTTGAAGGACAGAAAATATAAGATGTATCTATTACATCAATCTCTAAAAAATCATTTGTATTGGTAATACTAGTTGGTAAATTCATACTAAATTCATATAATGGTAAACAATCACCTGACGATGGTTTTATAGAACAATCTGAACAATCTTTAATTTGTTTATTAATATTGTTTTGTAGGCCTTCATATAAATTTGAATTATATAAATAGATAGTATAAATAGAAAAGAATGTTACAAATAAAATTAAAAATATTTTTAATTTAACTTTTATATTAATCATAATAATATTATACTATAAAAATATTATATAATATTATTGATATTATTGATATTATTGATATTATTGATATTATTGATATTATTGATATTATTGATATTATTGATATTATTGATATTATTGATATTATTTACCATTAACTAAATTATTATTATATTGATTATTAACCAAAATAAATTTAACATTTTCTTCTAATTCACCAATATTTTTTGAATTAGTATATGTACAAGTACTTCTTAATCCACCTAAATAATTTTTTAAAGTATTTTCTAATGAACCTTTATATTTTATTTTAATTTCGCGTCCCTCGGAACTTCTATAATCAGTATTATTTGTTGATGAATAATTATTTTTCATAGCATACATAGAACTCATGCCATAAAAAAATTTATATTTTTCTTTTGTTATTTCATCTTCTATTATATTTCCTGGATTTTCATCATGTCCAGCAAATACACCACCTATCATTATAAAATCAGCACCAGCTCCAAAAGCTTTACCTAAATCACCCGGACAAGTTATACCGCCATCACTTAAAATATAATTTTTTTTATTTGAATTTTCATTTAAATTACATGTTTCACTACATTCTAATACACAACTTAATTGAGGCATACCTATACCTGTTTGTATACGTGTAGTACAAGCACTACCACCACCAATACCACATTTAATAATATCAATACCACAATTTATTAATTCTTGAACACCTTCGTGTGTTGTTACATTTCCAGCAATAATTACTTTATCTGGGTATTCTTTTCTAATTTTTTCGCAAAATGTTTTAAAAGATTCTATATAACCATTAGCAATATCAATCATTATAAATTTAACATTAAAATTAGAAATTATTTCTTTTAAATTTAAATAATCATTTTCATTAATACCTAGAGAGATAGCAAAATAATCAGGATTTAATTCTTCATTTGGATTGTCTTTATTATATAATTTTAAATCATCTAATTTATGAAATTTATGTAAAGCAGTTATAATTTTATATTTGTTTAAAACTTTATATACATCTAATGTTCCAACTGTTGTCATATTAGATGCTATAATTGGAATACCAGTCCAAGAAAATTTATTTTCAAAATTTATTGTCTTATTTAAGTTAACTTGGGAACGAGAATTTAATTGTGATTTTTTTGGTAATATTAAAACATCTTTAAAATCATAATAAAAATCTTTATTAACAAATTTATTCATTAATAATAATATATGTTTGAAATTTTTAAATTATTATAAAATAATATGTTATAGTAATATAATATGTCATTTATTATTTTTAAAGAACCTATCGAAGAACAATCACTTAATGCTACAGGATGTTTTAATCAAGTTCAATCAGGAATAAGCAGTAGTGGATTAATTACTCATGAAGATGTTATTACTAATGACGATCTTATTAAAGAAACACCATTTTTAATGGAGAATATTAATGAAGCTCTTTTATCAAGCAATACACCATATGAATTATCATATAATAGTTTAAATGGTTCAAATGGTTTAAAGGCTGATTTTAGTGGTTGTTATTTTGCTAAAGAATGTCCAACTCCAATGAATGATACAAATATTATATTTCATGATGAAAATAAAATTATAGAATGGAATTTATGTCATACTGATTCATTACGAAAAATTTATGATAAAAAAAATAGTGAAATTCAAAATTTATTATTAGTGATTTTTATTTCATCATTGGCATTATTAGCATTAGGTATATGTGGTACTTGTTATGAATTTTGGCTTAAATATGGCGATTCCGTTGATTGTTTATATTATAAAAGTAATTGTAAAAATGCTGGTCCACAAATAATAAAATCAAATGGTGATACCACAAGTAGTGAAATTTCATTAATAGATTATATGTATCCAAATAATATATCATATTATCCGTATCAAAGATGTTTAATGACATCAGATAAATTTCCAAGTCAATCTGGTGGTAGCAAAAATGAAGCACCTGGATTTAGAAGTAATTATAAACAATATGCTTTAAATAATACAAGATGTATTAAAGTTTTTCAAGATAAAGATAAAGAAAATAAAAGACCATTTCCCTATAATATAGCCGATTACGCAAATGAAAATATTAATTCGGAAATAATAAAGATGCCATTTAAATCTTTTAGTTTTCATTTTTTATTTCCAGTATTATTATCTAGAATAATTTTAAATGCATTACTAAAAAGTTTATCTAATACATATCAAAAAACAATTGAAAAAAATAATTTTATGAAAACATTAGTTTTCATATTATCAAATGGCCTATTATTTGTTTTATTGGGAGCGTTAGGTGTTGGAGGATTAAATTCCACTATAGGTCCATTTACAATAGTAATTGGTTTAACAATGATTATTAATTTTGTAATGAATTTAACACCATCAACTTTATTAATGTTATTTCCAAAAACATTATTTTTTATTATAAATGGAGGAGAAAAAGCTATGACAAAAGCATGTAAAGATATATTAATAAAAGATTCTAAAAATATATTAAACAATGATGGGATAGGTGACCCTTATGCTTATTATAGAATATTTGGACCTAATAATTTTTATCCTATATCAAAGGGACCGAATGAACCAGGACGTAGTTTGTCTACAAGAATTTTTAATTTTGTTAAAAACTTTTATATGATAATAGCAATATTTTTTATGTTTATAGTTTCAATGGTTACAGGTATATTTTCTTTTATACTGGCTATTTTATATTTATCAAGTTCTGTTGTATTTAATACATTTTATATACCATTATCTAATCCATTGGAATTTTTTGATTTATTAAAAAGTCATTCTCAATTTTTAACATTATTATATTGTGCATTTGTTGTTGGTGGTATGAAAACGATGGGTTTTAATAATAGTACTGTAGCTATTTCAAGTGGGGTACTTGGTATAATAATTATTTATAAATTATTATCAACCAAATTTGTATAAATATTAATATAAATATAAATATAAATATAAATATAAATATAAATATAAATATAAATATAAATATAAATATAAATATAAACATAAACAAATTTATATTTATATATGGGAAAAAAAAACAATAATAAAAAAGAATTACCATTTGTAAGTATTTGTACTCCAACATTTAATAGACGTCCATTTATACCATATACAATAAAATGTTTTAATCATCAAGATTATCCAAAAGATAAAATGGAATGGATTATTATTGATGATGGAACAGATTTAATAGAAGATTTAGTTTCTGATATTCCACAAGTTAAATATTACAAATATCATAAAAAAATGCAATTAGGACAAAAAAGAAATATTATGCATGAAAAATCAAAAGGTGATATTATTGTTTATATGGATGATGATGACTATTATCCACCACAGCGTGTTTCACATGCTGTAAATATGTTACAAACACATCCAAATGCTCTATGTGCCGGTGCTAGTGAAATATATATATGGTTTAAACATATTCAAACGATGTATCAATTTGGTCCATATGGTCCCAATCATGCAACTGCAGGAACATTTGCTTTTAAAAGAGAATTATTAAAAGACCATCATTATGATAATAATGCGGCATTAGCAGAAGAAAAGGCATTTTTAAAAAATTACAGTGTTCCATTTGTTCAATTAGAACCAAAAAAGACAATATTAGTTTTTTCACATACTCAAAATACATTTGATAAAAAAAAATTATTAGAAAATGGTGAAAATCAATTCCAAAAACGTTGTACTCGAACAGTTGATGAATTTGTAAAAGAAGCAGAATTAAAAGATTTCTATATGAATCAGATAGATAAATTATTAGAAAATTATGCTCCTGGCGATCCAAGTAATAAACCAGATGTTTTAAAACAAATAAAAGAAATAGAAGCAGAAAGAGCTAAAATGATTGAAGAGCATCAAAAAAATAATGGTAACGGAAAAATTATATTAAATCAAAATGGAAATAATATTGAATTAAATAATCAACAAATAGTTCAATTATTACAACAACAACAAGAAAAATTACAAGAATTAACAAAAATTTTACAAGAAAAAGATGTTATTATTCAAAAATTACAAAATGATTTACAAAATAATGCAAATATGAATAATAAAATAAATAAATTAATAGATTATTTTGAAAAAGATAAAAAATTAGAATTAAGTTAAATATTTAATATATAATTTAATTATCTAATAATTATATAATAAATATGGGTAATTTTTTTGATGGACCTGTTATAATTTTTATAATATATGCTTTTATATATTTGACATTTATATATATAAAATTAAATAATAATATTACTGGAAAAAAACATTTAAGTTATACAAATTCTTCTCGTATATTTAGTATAATGAAAATAGAAATTATAATTACTTTTATTACAATATTTTTTATAGGATTTTTAAATATTTTTAACGTTCATTTTTTATCTTGGATAATAGCTATTACAATTATTATACTTTCAATATATATATTTTTTCAAAGATATTATGTAATTTTTGAATTAAATAATAAAAAATTAAATGAACGTGAAAATATTAAACAAGAATCTATTGAACAATCAAACACTAATTCAAATATAAATGATTTATCAGATAATAATTTAAATGATATAAATCAAAGAATAGATAGAGATGAAATAAGAAAGAATTTTTATGATAAAGTTGATAACATTTATGGTTTAAATACTATAGAAGAAAAAAAATATGATTTATCAAATAATAATATTAAATATCAATTAGTAAATCATGAACTTAAAATGCCTTCATTTTATAATCCTATAAATTATATATTAAAAAATTTAATTAATAATAATTTTGATAATAATTTTGATAATAATTTTGATAATAATTTTAATAATAATTTTAATAATAATTTTAATAATGAATTAAACTATTATATTTATCCTAACAATAATCCTAATTTCAATAATCCTGTAAATAGAATATTGAATATTCCAAATTATAATAATACGGATGCAAAAATTACATATGATAATAGATATAATAATGAATTTTTTATGGATGAAAAACTTAATTATAAAAATGCTAAGTTTCAAGAAACAAAGGATTTATTAACAAAAAATAATCCAAATATTAGTGACATTGAAATTAATAAATATTTGGATATAGAATGGAAAAATTTATCAGATGCTGAAAAAAGCGTTTGGAAAAAAAATACATAATATTTAATTAAATATATAATATATATTATTTATATATATTTAATAAATATATATAAATAATTCGCAACTTTATTATTTATCTATATGCACGAATTAAATAATAGTTGGACTATGTGGATACATTATCCATATGATAATAATTGGGGTATAAATAGTTATAAAAAAATAACAAATTTTTCTACATTAGAAGATAGTATAATGTTGATTGAAAATATTAATAAAGAATTAATAGAAAAATCAATGATGTTTTTTATGAAAGAAAATATAAAACCATTATGGGAAGATTCAAATAATATTAATGGAGGATTTATATCTTATAAATTAAATATTGATAATGTATA